GGTTCTAATCCACAGAAGAATATGGAAACTTCCAAGAAGTTACGAGCATACAAAATGCTACAACAGATTATTAGCAACCGTGGAGTACTTAATATTGAGACAGAAGATGCTGCTCTTTTAAAAGAGATTTGTGGAGAATATCTCACTGCAGGTACATACGGACAAATTTATGATTTAATAGAAGGAGGAAACAAAGAATGAACATCACAGCAACTAACAGTACCGCTACAACTAAGGTTACGGAAGCTATCAGGGTTAAATACAGAATGTCAACCCGTGGCACCGAGGCAGTCAAAGATATTACTGCCGAAATCATTAAGGATGAAACGACTGTCGGATTCTTCAATGCATCGCGAAATGGAGTAACCGGCTTCTCGCTACATGAGGATCATGGGCTAACCTCTGGCGAAGTGAAACAAGTATTTCAGACTGCTATTGATGATTGTAGCGAGATATTGAAATGAAGTATTAATATTTTAGATATATGATTATGGATTATTTCAAAAACTTACTTATTGGATTGATTACTGGCATAGCTGCTTATCTTAATCCTATCTCTGGGGAGATCAAAAGTCTTATTGCTGTATTTGCCCTAAATTTCATCTGTGGACTACTTACTGCACTCCTTATCAATCATGAGAGTTTTTCTTTTAAAAAGGCTTGGAGGTGCATTGTAGAAGCAACCATTTTCTTTGTCTTGGTCAGCTGTATCTACTTTATTGGTGAACACAAAGGAAATCCGGAAGGTGCGCTACAATGTGTTTCATTTATTACGTATAGCGTTTTCTATTTCTACGGGGTAAATATTCTAAGGAATATCAAAGAAATTCTACCCAACTCTAGTAATGGCTATAAGGTAGTAGCTTTCTTGCACTATGTATTAAGTGTCGAGTTTATAAAGAATATCCCTTACTTAACGAACTACTTACAAAAAGGAGGTGCAAAATGATTGAAGTTTTGGAGTTTATTTTTCAAGATTCTTGGCATTGGCTAGGAACAGCCATTTTGATAGCTATCATTTTTCGTGTCAATTTGGTAAAGATTGGTCCAATAACAAAGAATAAGGAGGAGAAGAAATGAAGAAAATTGATGCAATTATCATCCATTGTTCGGCAACACGTGCCGGACAGGATTTGCGGGCGAAGGACATTGACCGGATGCACCGGGCCAGGGGATTCAATCAGATCGGTTATAACTTCATTGTTGACCTTGACGGAATGGTTGAGAATGGGCGACCGTTAAGCATTGACGGAGCGCATTGTAATACCAAAGGATTTTCAAAGTCTTCGTATAATAAGCATAGTGTTGGCATCTGTTATATCGGAGGCTTGGACGCATCTGGAAAACCTGCAGATACACGTACTCCAGCTCAAAGGACAGCACTACGCGAATTGGTCGCAAAGCTTTGTAAGGAATATCCTATAATTGAAGTACTCGGACACCGTGATACTTCGCCGGATCTGGACGGCAGTGGTGAAGTAGAGCCGGCAGAATATATCAAAGCTTGTCCCTGCTTCGATGTCAGGAGTGAATTTTCTAATTTTCTTCGTAATACAGTGATCCGGCCATGAAAGCGCTAATCTATATAACCATATTCCTGATGTTGGGAATATGGTTTACCTCCTGCAAGACTTCCCGGAATATGGAAACTCAAAAGCAGGTAGACTATTCCGGTGAATTGAGTCGTATTCAAAGTATAATTGAATCACTACGGCTGGATGTGAATAAGCAGACGAAAATTACTACTGACAAATTGAGTGATCTGAAAATTGAGAATAAAACTGTTTATTTGTCGCTTCCGGATTCGACCGGAAAACAGTATCCAGTCAAAGAAAGTACTACCACCGCTTCCAAACAGGAGCAAGAACGAACAGAAGCTGATGAAATATTATCTATTGCCTTGCAACAGTTCTCTAATAGATTGGGTTCATTGGGAAACAAGATAGATGCTGTACTGAATCAAAAAGAGAAGATAACCGAAATATCTTGGTGGGATCTACATAGAGATAAGGTATATATAAGCACCATTATTATAATCATTGTCAGTTGGCTTGTATATAGAATAAGAAAGAAATAACTTTTAAACCCACAAAAAAATCAACGCATCTATTTACGAAAGCCATAGCATTTTCTTCAGCATTTGATTTGCACCATTGACTAAGGGATCCCTTCTATTTGAAAACATTATTTCATTCAAACTCTCTCTGGCGTATCTTTAAATTACACTAATGATAAAATTACATTTATACTAGAATAATCATTTCATCTCACAAAGGAATATACAAAAATGAGCAGATTGAAGTATTTATCATTAATTCTCATTTATAAAATGTAATGAATTATCTCACTATTTTTTTAATCAAATTATTTTAGTTGAAATAAAAGAATCTCAAAATGTATTGTTTAGTCTAATATAAGTATTATATTTGTCCAAAATCTTGTATATGGGTATAAAAAAGGGCACATATAAATTTAAAAAATTTCTAAAAAATAGAGCTAAATCTTTCGCTAAAAGAAAATCTCATTTTAATGATAGAAAATGCATGAGGTTGATTTCTAAAGCTAAAGGCTTATCTTATATACATAGACCTGGACGTGCATACAAAAAATGCATTCGGAAAAAAGAATATAAAATTTCAATTCCTCAAAATTTCCAATTGTTTGAGAATCGAAGTGAGGTTATTCCTTTTTTATCTGATTTGCTTGAATACAGACTTAATCATCGTGTAAAAACTATTAATTTGGAATTACAGGATATAAAATTTATAGATTCTGGTGCTATTTGTATGTTACTTTGTGTCGTAAATCATTTAGCACTTTATCAAATT